GGTCGTGGACGCGGGCATCGAAAACTCTGGATTTATGATCGGCACACCTGCCACCGCTTTCCCGCAGCAAAATCACAGGGCGCACATCGATGCGCACCGGAGCCTTTTTCTCACCGAGCTTGTCAAAGGACAGCCCCCTTTGCAGGGCACGATAATTGCTCACATGATGCAACATCTTCAATTCATGGCGACCGACATGGCTACGCAACAGTTGCCGCCCGAGCTTTTACAGCAGATGGAGCAAATGGAGCAGGTGGCACAATCAGGTCAAGTCCCACCAGAAATTCTAGCTCCGATGCAGCAAGAGATGACAAGCATGATCGAGCAAGTTTCTGCGCCTATCCTTGCGCAGCTCACACAAGAATTGTTGATGAGCATTGGTCAGGGAGATGCAGAAGATCCGCTTGTTGCGATCAGGCAGCAAGAACTTGATATCCGAGCTGCTGAGTTACAACAGGATCAAAGCCAGTTTGAGCAAAAGGAAGAAGCGAGAGCCAATGAAAAACTGCTTGAGGCGGAAATCGCCAAACAACGGATCGACGCGACCCGAAACAACAACGACGAAAAAATGGATTTGGCGATGGAACGCTTGCGGAATCAAACCGATTTAAAGTTGCTTGAGCTGCAAGCAAAGTATGGTATTCGATTATAGGAGGCCCTCATGCCACTCAAAAAAGGTAAATCTCAAAAAACCATCAGTGACAACATTAAGACTGAAATGAAAGCGGGCAAGCCCCACAAACAGGCTGTGGCTATTGCCATGAAAACCGCCAAAGGAATGAGTCAAGGTGGCGAGGTAAAGCGCGTCAGGAAACAAGTTCGCGGCGGTGGCGCTGCTACAAAAGGGCTTAATTTTTATGAGATCGAGTGATGGATGATATCGACCTCGCAAATCGCTTAAAAAAAACTATTGAGGAGAGGAAGCAGCTCATTCAAGAAACCCTGATGAGCGGCCGACTTTCTGATATGGAAATGTACAAGAGTATACTCGGCGAGATTAATGCGCTAACCTTAATAGAACAGACCATTTCTGAATATTTTAAGGGGAGTTGAGTTGGGAGTTGAAGAGGCTTATGTACCACCGGATCAGGTTGTTCTGGATCCAACCATTTTGGAAAAAAGTGCAATTGAGAGGATGCCAGATCCTACGGGGTGGAGAATGTTGGTCCTACCGTGGGCAGGCGTTGCAAAAAGTAAAGGCGGCATACACCTGACGAAAAGCACGATGGATCGGGAGGCTCTGGCCACCGTCATAGCCTATGTGGTCAAGATGGGCCCCTTGTGCTACAACGACACGGAGAAATTTGGAGACACGCCTTGGTGCCGAGAAAAGCAGTGGATTATGATCGGTAGGTACGCAGGTGCTAGATTCAAATTGGAGGACGGTCAAGAAGTCAGAATAATCAATGATGACGAGTGTATTGGCACGATTTTGAACCCAGCAGACGTGGTGAGCATTTTATGATTGACAACGAAGCAAGACAGCCCGAAGAAGAAATACAAATAGAAATTACAGATCAGCCCGATGCGGAGCCGCAAGGCTCTGAGGATGAGCTGACAGAATATTCGAAACGTGTCTCCCGTCGCGTCAACAAGCTAAACGCAAGAGCGAGGGAGGCGGAAGAGAGAGCGGCTGCTGCAGAGCGATTAGTACAAGAGAGAGAGCAACAACTGCATCAATTCAGAAATATCGCGGCTGAAAATGAATCTGCCGCGCTTCTTGCAGAAGAGGAAAAAATAAAAGCACAGGAATCGCAGGTAGACGAAATTTTCCGTCAGGCGGTCCAGAGCGGCGACGCTGACCTACAGTCGAAAGCCACCACCTTGAAGAACGAGGTAGCGATTCGCAAAGAAAAATTAAATACCGCGAAGGCTAGAAGGCAGGCGCAAGAACAACAGCAGGCTCAATATCAAACATATGAGCAGGCTCCGCAACAACAGCCCCAGCCTCAAGCCCAGCCTCAAGCCCAAGAGCCTACACAAGAGGCTTTAGCTTGGCACGAAAAAAATCCTTGGTATGGCGACGGAGAAAACGAAGAGCACAAAGAAGCCACACAGTTTGCGTATTTTACGCATTACAATTTAATCAGCGAGGGCTTCGAGCCTGACTCAGAAGATTACTATGAGGCACTAGATTCCCGTGTCGAAAGGGCTTATCCTAATCTACCAAGACAGGGCACAAGTGCTCCGTCACAAGAGATCGAGCAAAGTGAGAGTCAACCCGCCGTGCAACGAGTTGCCTCCGCCACAAATAGTGGTCGATCACAAACACGAGTGAAGAAGGACGGTGTTCGTTTCACCAATAGTGAAATCGACCGGATTAGCGGATTAAAGCCGCATAATATGACCGACGAACAATGGTTGAAAATTGTGGCAAAAGAGAAGCAGAAAATCCAAGCGAGAGAGGCTAGATAATGGCTGAAACAAAAAAGAACACTCGGTCCAGCCGTGAGAGCGGAGCGCACGATAATCAGGCTCGGCGAAAACCATGGCGTCCAGTGCGGAAGTTAGAGACTCCACCCCCTCCACCCGGCTTTGTTTACAGGTGGATTCGTGAGTCGATGCTAGGGAACGAAGACAGAGCGAATGTTTCGCGACGTCTGCGCGAAGGCTGGGAATTAGTACGCGGTACTGATCTTCCTCCTGAGTGGCAGCTCCCAACAGTAGATAACGGCCGACACGAAGGCGTCATTTATAACGAAGGTTTGTTGCTGGCCAAGATCCCACAAGAGACGGTCGATGAGCGTAATGCCTATTACTCTCAAAAGACTGAACAGGCGAATGCAGCTTTGGACAACAATATGTTCAATGAAGCGTCGCAAGATTCTCGATATGTGCAATATGATCCTGACCGCTCAAGCCGTGTTTCTTTTGGCAAGCAGTAAAAGGAGAAGTTCATCATGGCAAATAAAGATGCCGCATTTGGACTAAAGCCAGCTCGGATGATGGGCGGTGCTCCGTATTCTGGAGGTCAATCTCGTTATAGGATCGCCAACAATCAGTCGGGAGCTATCTTCCAAGGTGACTTGGTAAAGCAACTGACTGGCGGTACTGTTTCACGAGCGGCCGCTAGTTCTACTGTGCCCGTTGTCGGAGTATTCAACGGCGTGCAGTATACGGACCCAAGCAGCAAAGAGACGGTTTTTGCAAACTCTTATCCCGGCAGTGTTGCTGCGGATGACATTATCGCTTTCATTATTGATGACCCCGACGTTGTTTTCGAGATACAGGCTGATGACACCTTCCCTGTCGCAGACTTGTTCGGCAATTTCGACGTGGTAGATCAGTCAACTACCGGCGATACCACTTCTGGCAGATCGAACATGGAGCTTGATGTAACGACTGGTGCTACCACCACGACGTTGCCCCTCAAGGCTATCGACATCAGTCAGGATCCCGATAACTCAGACGTAGCGAGCGCAAACACCAATGTTATGGTTGTAATTCAAAACCATATCATGGGTGTGAAAGGCGCTGGCTTAGCATAAGGAGGCTAGGTAATGGCTATTTCACGAGCACAACTAGCCAAGGAATTAGAACCAGGATTGAACGCTTTATTTGGGATGTCCTACTCCGATTACGGACCCCAAGAGTACTCAGAAATCTTCAGTATCGAAGACTCGGATCGCGCGTTCGAAGAAGAAGTATTGATTACTGGTTTTGGTTCTGCGCCAGTTAAGTCTGAGGGTGCAGGTGTTGTTTTTGATACCGCATCAGAGGGCTTCACTGCACGCTATACGCACGAAACGATTGCTTTGGCATTTTCTCTCACCCAGGAGGCCATCGAGGATAATCTTTACGATTCCTTGGGTCGCCGATATGTGAAGGCGCTTGCGCGTTCCATGGCAAATACGAAAGAAGTCAAAGGTGCGGACGTCCTCAACAATGCTTTCGACACCAACTTTGCTGGTGGCGACGGGCAACCGTTGATCTCAACCGCTCACCCGCTTGCGGGCGGCGGCACCGAAGCTAATCGCGCTACGACCATGGCAGACCTAAATGAGACTTCTTTGGAAGATAATCTCATCGACATCAGCACATTTACTGATGATCGCGGGCTGCTCATTTCGGTACAGGCGACCAAGCTAGTAATACCACCCCAGTTGGTTTTCGTTGCAGACAGGATTCTGAACTCGACCTTACGGCCGGGCACTGCTGACAATGACGTCAACGCTATCAGGAACACAGGCGTGTTGCCGCAGGGCTACACGGTCAATCATTATCTGACTGACCCTGACGCTTACTTCTTGTTGACCTCGGTCACGGAAGCAGGCGAAGGCTTGAAAATGTTCCAGCGCACGGCGATGGAGACCAGCATGGAGCCTGATTTTGCCACCGACAACATCAGATACAAAAGCCGGGAGCGTTATAGTTTTGGCTTTTCTGATTGGCGTGGAATCTACGGCTCTCAAGGGGCTTAATCCAAGCAAGACTCCTAAGAGTGTTGGGGCCTTCGGGCCCCTTTTTTTTATTTTTTTTGCGGAGTAAACTGATTGAGTCTAATGGTCATTGCATAGAGCGATGGCTGGTTCAAAAGGAGAACTGTTATGACAACCCATTTTACCTCTGGCGTAACAAACGTAGGCGCGGACAGCACGCTAGGCAGAGCCAAGATGCTTGCACCTGCGAAGTATCACGTTTATCACAATGACTTCGACACCTATTTGGCGAGCGACTGGACGATCACCACCACTGAGGGCGGCTCTGGCAATGCTTCAGAGGCTTTGGTCGATGGTGACGGTGGCCTACTGGCGATCACGAATGATGACGCGGATAACGACAATGATTTCCTTCAGCTCGTGAAGGAAGGTTTTAAGTACGAAGCTGGCAAGCAGTTGGCGTTTAACGCACGATTCAAGACATCTGATGCCGACGCCTCTGATGTCGTGATGGGTTTGCAAATTACGGACACGAGCCCTCTGGATGTTTCCGATGGTATCTTTTTCCTGTTGACCGATGGCTCAACTACCTTGACCTTCATCGTAGAAAAAGACGGCACTCAGAGCACCTTGGATTTGCCGACCGCGATGGCTGATGACACCTTTATGACAGTTGGCTTCATGTATGATCCAAAGGGTCAGAAATTTCACGTCTATCAGAACAATACTGAGGTCGGCACCGTTGCCTCTACGAATGCTCCAGATGACGAAGAGTTGACAGTCAGCTTTGGCATTCAGAATGGCGCAGCAGCCGCGAAAGTTTTGACTGTGGATTACATTACCGCAATGAAAGAGCGGACAGCAGCCACTGAACTCTAAATCGGAGACTAGACATGGCTGACGCAGTTACATCTCAGACCATACAAGACGGTCAGCGAAAGGCCGTCTTAAAATTTACGAACGCGAGTGACGGTACGGGAGAGTCTGCGGTAAAAAAAGTAGACGTCTCTGCACTGACTTCCAACGCGCAAGGTGAAGCCTGCACTGGTGTGACCATCAATAAAATTTGGTGGCAATGCACTGGCATGAGCGTCAAGATAGAATTTGACGCCTCTACCAACGTGCTGGCTATCGGCTTGTCAGAGAACTCCAATGGTCATCACGACTATTCTAATTTTTCCGGTATCCCAAATAACGCGGGCTCTGGCAAAACTGGCGACTTGGATTTCACGACGGTCGGGCATTCCAGCGGCGATAGCTACATGATTATTCTGGAGCTTATTAAGAGTTACGGTTAATTATGGCAACGACCAAAGATGTAAAACGACTCCCCTCTGGGCGACTTCAGTACAGAGGGGAGACTTTTGCTGGCTACAACAAGCCAAAACGGACGCCCGGCAAAGCCAAGAAAAGCGCGGTTCTTGCCAAAAAAGGTAATGAGGTCAAGCTGGTCAGGTACGGCGATAGCAAGATGACGATCAAAAAAAGCCAGCCTGCTAGACGTAAATCCTTCCGTGCGCGGCACAAATGCGACACGGCAAAAGACAAGTTTTCGGCCAGATACTGGTCCTGTAAGGCTTGGTGAGGGATATTTATGAGCTTAAAAGATGGGTTGTTAAATGTAATAAGGCCAATAGCGGCCTCTTACAGTACGCCGAGGGGAACTTTGGCTGGAATCGCAAGCCTTATGGGATCGCCTGCTCTTGGTGCGGCCATCAGATACGGGCCTGAGCTTGGAAAAATGCTGGGGGCGCTTTCTAGTCAAAGCGGGACTCAGCAAGAATTTGGCGGCATGAGCGGAATGATGCCTGTTGGTTTGGCCAAAGCTGGAAGGGGCGCGGGAGGCGGCTCTGACATTGAGTTAAGTAATCTTGCTCAATATCTACAGCGCCAAAGGGGAATGGAGGGCGTGCCGCAAATGAACCAAGGCGGTCTTGTCCAGCAGGTCATTGCGGACAGACAGCGCGTTCTCGATTCTTTTACGCCAAACCCCTACGATCAATATCAATATCTGATGGAGAATCCAGCGACGCGGCAGGCGCCTGCTGATGATGAAGTGATTACTGGCGAACTTTTGCCTGCAACGCCTACTGATCCCAACGAAGGGAGGCTTTCCTTTGACGACTTTCCAAGTCAAGACCCAAATCCACCAGCAATGAGTCCTTTAGAGGCGCGTATTGCTGAGTTGATGGAGAACAGGGGTATGACACAGGAAGAGGCCGCAGCAAATCAGGCTTTTGCTTCTCAGCAGGGCGCAGATCTTAATAACGACGGTGCCGTTACTAACGCTGAGTATGCTTTGTTCATGCGCAGTCAAGAGCCTACTGTGTCTACGATGCCAGTCGGCCCTATGGTGCCTTTGATGCCAAATCAAATTGGCGGCGGCTTCCTTTCTGGATTAAACACGGATGCTATTCAGCAGGCCATAGAGGAGTATAAAGCCTCGATGGGAGATCGCTCTGGAGGTGTGGACGCTCCCGCTGTCACGCCGACAATCCCAGACAATCTGCAAGACCGCATCGCGGCCCTGACAGGCGGCGCGGGCACCTTTGGCGGCATGATCCCAAACATTGACGTGGCTCGACTGAGAGAGCTTATGGCAGAGCTTTACGGCGGACAAACGCCTCCAGTCAGAGGTCCTGAGTTTAGACCTCCACCTCCGAGGCGAATCATGGTAGATCCAAGAATGAGCGAAGGGATGAGATAATGCCAAAGGCCAAGGCTAAACCTAAAGCGAAAAAAAAAGCGAAGTCTCGTGTAAACGAGGCAGGCAACTACACCAAGCCTGCGCTTCGTAAAAGGATTTTTAATCGTATCAAGGCAGGCGGCAAGGGCGGCAGGCCCGGCCAATGGAGCGCCAGGAAAGCGCAAATGTTAGCGTCTGCCTATAAAAAAGCTGGGGGAGGATACAAGGACTGATGGCTCTCAAGAAGTCACAGAAGTCCTTAAAAAAGTGGACCAAACAAAAGTGGCGCACAAAATCTGGTAAGCCTAGCACTCAGGGCCCCAAAGCTACGGGAGAGCGATATTTACCTGAGAAGGCAATCAAGGCCATGTCAGATAAAGAGTACGCAGCCACCACTCGCAAAAAGCGAGCAGACACCAAAAAAGGAAAGCAGTTTTCGAAGCAGCCAAAAAAGGCGGCGAAAAAATCAAGGAGATTTCGCAAATGAAGATTGACGAAAAAAAAGCTGACCTTAATAAAGATGGCAAGCTATCTGGCTACGAGCGCAAGCGCGGTGAGGCTATTGCGCGAAATATGAACAAGGGTGGCGTCGTGGAAGTGCAAGCGAGAGGCTGCGGTGCGATGATGAACAATCGCAGACGAAAAACCAGAATCCCAAGATCGTGAGGTTGCTATGAAGATGAAAGCCAAAGGCATGAAAAAAGGCGGCATGATGAAAGCCAAGGGCATGAAAAAGGGCGGCATGATGAAGTCTAAAGGCTATGCCAAGGGCGGTGCTATGAAAGCTAAGGGCATGGCCAAGGGCGGCATGATGAAGACAAAGGGCATGGCCATGGGCGGCGCTATGAAAACTAAGGGCGGCGCTGGCGGCGGCAAAAAGAAAATGCGTCCGCCAAACAAAAAGAAGAGTGGTTTGTTTGGCAGATAAATGGCGTATTTGCAAAGTAACATCCCGCACTTCAAGTGCTGGGTGCGCAGGGAGTACACGCATAATCACCAGAAATACCACGGCGAATTTATTCACGCCATGGCTATTGCTGTCACGACCATGCCGACGAGGTGCCTCAGTTTCCAGTTGATTTTTACTGGAGCAGAAACCTACGACGAAGATGATGAGCCGAACGTGCATGGCGGCGCCATGTGGGCCCGTATGCCTATCACGGCTTTGGTCGGCGATACTCCTTTAGAGGAATGGCCAGAGCCCATGCCTGTTTGGGCGGCTCAACCGTGGGACTGCAGCTCGCACCATCACGCGGTTTATGTGCTCGATAGAGCAACGCCCTGCCCATGGCTCGCCATAATCGATGGAGAAATGTACCCCGCCAAGTACTACTTTACGGTGGATTATGCTGAGAACGAAATTGCTGACGATCCTGCGCAGCACAAGCAAAGTCACGTTCTGGAGTTGCTGGATGCGGGCCCATGGACTGGGAATATTGTCGCCTTACCCAATAATCGGGTGCGGGTCACTCACCCTGCTTGGTTTGAAACCGGAGAGGGCGCTCCAGACTTTAGACCCTCTCAACATATCCATTACTCAAAATCTGATTTAGACTACACGCTTGACGTAAATCAGATCTTCAACAACCTTTACGCAGGTGCGGACGATGGCGACTAGCGGCAGCAGGGATTTCGAACTTGACGTGGCTGACTATGTAGAGGAAGCCTTCGAACGATGCGGGCTGGAGCTGCGAACTGGTTATGATTTACAGACCGCTCAAAGGTCTTTGAACCTCATGTTGGCAGAGTGGGCCAATCGCGGACTTAATCAGTGGACCATCAATCAGAAAACAATAAGTGCAGTAAAGGACACTATTGTATACACGATTGATACAACCGATCCCACGTCCGTCATTGATGTGTTGGATGTGTTTGTGCGCGAAACGGTACAGGGTTCTGTCACCGATATACCGCTCAGCAAGCTATCACGAGCTGAGTACGCGCATATAGCAACCAAGTCGACTACAGGCAAGCCCAATCAATATTTCGTTGACAAGCAAATTTCTCCGACCATCAGCATCTATCCTGCGCCAGACAAAAATTCGGCTTACGTTCTGCACCTCAATGTCCTCACCAGAATAGAAGACGCTGACGCAGGGGCGAACACTATGGATGTGCCTTTTCGCTTTTTCCCATGCCTAGCCGCTGGTCTTGCTTATTACATAGCCCTCAAAAGAGCACCGGAAAAAGTGCCGCTGCTGAAGCAACTTTATGAAGAGGAGTTCGAGCGGGCGCTGTCGCAAGATCAAGCAAGAGCGAGCTTCCGTGTTGCCCCTGATCTCACAATCTATCGGATTGCCTGATGACTTTTGCTGCTGGTAAAAACGCATACGGAATCTGTGACATTACCGGATTCCGGTACAAACTGAAGGATATGCGCAAAACTTGGAATGGCTTGCTCGTCGGCCCAGATCAATGGTCCGCCAAAGAACCGCAGATCAAACCGAATCCAATACAAGCAGATCCAGAGGCAGTTCGAGACGCCCGCATTGACCCGTCAAGCGATGGCAACGATGGCAATTTTTTTATGGTATATACAAATGTGGACAAAGGTATTTTAGGCACACAACTTACATCCTTTGCTATTACGTCCTCTGTGGGAAATGTTGAGGTGACCATCACATGAGTTTTACGCTGTCATCGCTCAAAACAACGATCCAAGATTATCTGCAGGTAGATGAGACCACCTTCAACAATAATTTGGATCGATTCATCAAAGAGAGCGAAAACCGTATATTCAAGCTGGTGCAGTTGCCCGAGCAGCGGAGAAATGTCACAGGTAATACGACCACAAGCAAAAGGTTTCTGGCCACACCATCAGACTTTTTCGCGCCGTTTTCCTTAGCGATTATCACTGGTGGTAAATATCACTACTTACTTTATAAGCATCCCAGCTTTATGAAGGAGTTCAATTCGAGCACCACTGCGACAGGCAGACCGAAGTATTATTCTCTTTTTGATGACACCGCTTTCGAGTTGAGCCCCGTGCCAGATTCGGGTTATGACGTGGAGCTACATTACTTATATAAACCGCCGTCTCTTACGGTTGGTTCTGATTCGGGCAGCACGCTTCTCTCTACCGACCATCCAGATCCGTTGCTGTACGGTGCGTTAGTCGAAGGTGCTGTATTTCTCAAGGAGCCGCCAGATGTCATCCAGACGTTTGAGGCAAGATTTAAAGAAGGGATTGCGAGGATGAAGAACGTTTCCGAGGGGCGTGCTACTCGCGATGAGTATCGGTTCGATCTGTTGAGGATGGGTGTGAGCTAGAATGTCAAAAATCAGGGAGCTGGAGGGCAAGAAAATTGCCATCCTTGGGTTGGGCGCGTCACAAATTGATTACGTTATTGGGGTAGAAAACTCCGCAGAGTGGGACGAGGTGTGGTGCATCAACGCCGCGCTGAGCGTTTTCGAGTGTGACCGTATTTTTATGATGGATCCTGCAAGTCGATACCTCGACACGGAGGACGCGGGCGGTCAAACGGACGTGATGCGTCGAATGCTGCCCGAGGTACGGGCCCCGATTTACAGTTGCGAATTGGATGAACGTGTTCCTGCTTTGGTCGAGTATCCAATCGTAGAGGTGATCGAAGATCAGAAATGTGCATACTTGAACAACACGGTTGCCTATGCGATTGCGTTTGGACTGTATAACAAAGTAGGCCACATGGACCTTTTTGGGATGGACTTCAGTTACAAACACAACCTACATTTTGCAGAGGCGGGCCGAGGGTGCGTTGAGTTTTGGGTATCCCGCTGCATCAGTGAGGGTGTGTCAATTGGGGCAAGCCCCCGTTCAGCGCTTTTGGATTCTAACGTGGACCCTCACGAGCGCCTGTATGGCTATCACAGACTTGATGACCCGTTGATGGCGGTAAACGATGTGGACGGTCAGTGGATTATTTGCAATCGCAGTAAATTTGCTGAAGCACAGCAAAAATACAACCTACAGCGTATAGAGTTACCGAGAGCTGCGGAGCCTTATAAGGGATGATTTCTAACATAGCGGATGTTGCACTCGGCGACGTGTGGGTTGAGACCTCTAATAATGGTGGCCACGATCCCGAGTTTTGGGCGCGAGTTACGACAGACAGATTAGTAAGCATTTCTGAGCAGGCGGACCCACACATCAGGATGCAGGCGGAGGCTTTCAGACAGCAGGTTTATGATGTTATTCTGAACGGCATGAAAAGTGCAATCTTCAGTGATCGCACTACGGTGGCTCAAAAATTGCGTGGACAGGGGCACGCTGATTTCGCTGATATATTGAAGGAGTTATAAGTCATGGCGATCACCCAGGCAGTCTGTACCAGTTTTAAGCAAGAGCTGTTGGTCGGCACCCATAATTTTACCGCAAGCTCTGGCGACACTTTCAAGCTGGCGCTCTACACCTCAAGCGCGACATTGGGCGCCAGCACCACAGCCTACGTCACGACTGGGCAGTCGAGCGGTACAAATTATACGGCTGGCGGAGCCAACCTTACTTCAGTGACTCCTGTCGCGACGGGAACTACGGCCGTGTGTGATTTCAGCCCAGATTTAACATTTGGCACAGCTACCGTCACGAGTAGGGGGTGCCTTGTATACAACTCCTCTAAATCGAACAAGGCTGTCTGCGTCTTGGATTTCGGTGCAGATAAAAGCTCTACAGCGGGCAATTTTACGGTGGTCTTCCCCAGCCCGACCGCGACTGGCGCCATCATCAGGTTGGCCTGATGGGCCATGCCACTTACAAACCTAGAATTTAAGGCAGGGATCGATAAAGAGGCCACGGACTACTCTTCCAAGGGAGGTTGGGTGGATGGCAACTTGGTTAGATTCCGCAAAAGCCGCGTCGAAAAAATTGGTGGCTGGATTAAGCTGGGCACTAATGCTTTCCTTGGCGTTGCCCGCGCTCTGCATAGTTGGATTGAGCTGGGCGGCGTTAGGTATCTTGGAGTCGGCACTACGTTTAAATACTACGTCGAGTCGGGCGATCTCTATTACGATGTAACTCCGATTCGCTCCACGACGTCAGCGGGCGATGTCACTTTTGCCGCAACCAACGGCTCCTCCACGATTACGGTCACCGATACAAGTCACGGAGCAGTCAACGATGACTTTGTGACCTTCAGTGGCGCCGCGTCTCTTGGCGGCAATGTGACGGCCGCTGTGCTAAATCAAGAGTATCAAATTGTACTCGTAACAGACGGTAATACTTATACGATTACAGCAAAGGATACCTCTGGCGCAACCATCACCGCCAGCGCCTCTGACTCTGGTAACGGCGGATCGAGCACAGTCGGAGCGTATCAAATAAATGTCGGCTTAGATGTGTATGTGCAGGCCACAGGATGGGGTGCGGGAACGTGGGGCGCTGGCACTTGGGGGTCAACAAGTCCTATCGCAAACACAGGACAGCTCCGATTATGGACGCATGACAACTTCGGCGAAAACCTGATTATAAATCCACGCGGTGGCGGTATTTTCAGATGGCTTGAGAGTGGAGGTTTGTCCACTCGTGCTGTGGCGCTTTCTAGCGTCTCGGGTGCAGATCTTGTGCCGACCGTTGGCCTGCAAGTAATAACGTCAGAGATTGATCGCCATTTGATTGTGTTAGGCGCTGACCCTATCTCTGGCGCTTCTCGGTCAGGATCTATTGATCCGATGCTTATTGCATTTTCGGATGGCGAAAACGAATTGGATTTCAATCCCACCGCCACAAATTCTGCTGGCTCTGTAAGAATCTCAGCAGGGTCTTTCATCATAGGCGCAATAAAAAGTCGACAAGAGATTTTGATCTGGACGGACACCAGCTTGTATTCGATGCAGTTTATTGGGCCTCCGTTGACTTTTGCGGTGAATCTCGTCAACGAGGGCGCTGGATTGGTGGGACCGAAGGCTGCAGTAACAGCCCCGATTGGCGTCTTCTTTGCAAGCAAAACGGGCTTCTTTGTCTACACTGGCGCAGTAAAAAAACTGCCGTGTACAGTACAGGAATACGTTTTCAATGACCTAGATCTGGGCCAAGCGTTCAAATGCCACATGGGCTTAAACAGTGAGTACGGAGAAATGTGGTTTTTCTATCCGAGCAAGGAAGACGGCACGGGAGAAATATCTCGTTACGTCATTTATAACTACGAGGAAAACCATTGGAGCATAGGGTCGTTAGTTCGTTACGCATGGCTAGATGCAGGAATTGAAGACGTTCCTCTTGCTACTGCGACCGATAATTCTGAGCAATTTGTTTTTCAACACGAGGTTGGTTACGACAATCTGAATGCGGGAATGTCTAATGTGTTCATTGAATCTGGAGACATTGACATCAGCGCTGGTGAAAATTTCAGCTTTGTGAAAAAGGTGATACCGGATGTCCGCTTTATTACAGACACTGGCATCAGCAATAATCCAGCGGTCAATTTTGTTTTGAAAAGCCGCGATTTTCCTAGTGACTCTTTGACAACGGAAAGCACATCTCAGATATTGAGTGACACACAGTTTAAAAATTTGAGAAGCAGATCACGCCAGATTGTTGTGCGATTTGAGTCAGATGATGATTTAAGCACAACTGACGCGACAGGTTACAAATGGCGTCTCGGCACTACCCGTGTCGATTTGCAACCTAGTGGACGTCGATAATGAGCAAATTACTGCCGACGCGACTGCCGCTTGCAACGGGCGCGGAGGGCGTAGAGGCAGAGACATTCAATAGGCTTGTTCGCATTCTCGAAATCAACCTCGGAGCAGTGGATTTCACCATCTCTCCACACTTCAACTCGACCGAGATCTCTCAGCAGCAATTTGCCACGGGAGCCATTATCTTTAATACTACGCTAAGCATTCATCAGGCGTTCGATGGCACTCAGTTTCGAAACCTGTATGAGCATCAAAGCTATCCGAGCGGCGTCGGAGTGACGTCCGCAGTAGGATCTGTAACGGTGAGCACGCCATGAATACATTTTTACAACAGAGAATTGCTTCCCTCACGGGGATGCCTATGGGAATGGCCGAGGGCGGTCCAGTAGATGCTGACCTACTCGACACGTCGGATCCGCAGGTGCAGCAGGGATTAGCAGAAAGCGCAATGATGCCACAGGATCCAAACGAGGCTCTGCGTCAGACTATAGAGGGCCTGATGGGCGCTGCGCAAACAGCGGAAGATCCCACTGAGCGCCGTGCGGCCGAAGGTCTGGCCGAGTCTGCGATGGTCGGCTCTCAGGCGCCGATGGCTGACATGGCTATCCAATTGGCTCAAGCAGGCAGGGGCCCAGATACTCAGCTTGCGCACGTCGCACCCGGTGAGGTCATTTTGCCTCCCCAAGTTATGGCTGATGCGGAGTTCGAAAAGATTGTTGGCGACCGCTTCGCCGCACTGGACATGAATCCAGAGGAGTATGTGGTGGGCGCAGGCATTGCGTCGCTTAATCCAATTACTGGCTT